TACTGCGCACGTTCACTAGGTCAGCTCAAAAGAGCATCAGCTAAAACACGTAATGATCCTAACTCACGAATCCGTCAGGCAAGAAGAAGATGGAAGTGTTAATATGAAAAAACTACACAAAGTAGCTAAAGCTTTAAGTAAAGCATCTAAGCTACATAAAAAACAGTCGAATACTATTAAGAAACATATTAAGGAGATGAAACGTGGCGGATCCAAAAACAGGAACAGGTAAAAAACCAAAAGGTTCAGGCAGGAGGCTTTACACGGATGAGAATCCTAAAGATACTGTTGGTATTAAGTTTGCGACTCCTACTGACGCTCGTAAGACTGTTGCAAAAGTTAAAAAAATATCTAAACCATTTGCAAGAAAAATACAAATCCTAACTGTCGGTGAACAGCGTGCCAAAGTTATGGGTAAATCAAAAGTCGCTGCTATATTTAAAAAAGGGAAAGAATCTATAAGAAAGGGTAGAAAAAATGGATGAACTCACAATAATAACAAAACTTCAAAAACAATTAAAAGAAGCCTATCAACAGATTGGTGATGCAATGATTGCTGGGACTGTTGACAATATGGAGAAATACAAATATATGATGGGACAGGCACATGCCTATTATAAAATATCTCAGGATATCTCTAACCTGCTAAACAAGAAGGAGCAAAAAGATGCAAAAGGAACAGTCATCAAACTCAACACCAAAGATTAAATCTGCGTTGTTGGATAAATACGAAAAACAAAACGAAGAAGCACATCAAAAAGAAGTTGATGGCTATGAGCGTTTAAAGAAAAAAGAATCAGATAAATTACCACAACCAACTGGATGGAGGATGTTAGTTCTTCCATTTAAAATGCCTGAAAAAACTAAAGGCGGTTTATATTTAGGACAAGAAACTTTAGAAAGACAACAAGTAGCTTCTACTTGTGGTCTTGTTCTTGCTATGGGTCCACATTGTTATGACAAGGAAAAATTTCCTGAGGGACCTTGGTGCAAAAAAGGAGATTGGGTTATCTTTGCAAGATATGCAGGTAGCCGAATACAAATCGATGGCGGGGAAGTTAGATTGCTAAACGACGATGAAGTATTAGCAACCATCGAAAAACCCGAAGACATACTTCATCAATATTAACATAGGAAGGAGAAAACTATGCCAGACACTGAAGAAGTGAAAAAAACAGTTGATCTTGATACATCAGGTCCTGCTATGGATGTAGACATTCAAGAAAAAGCAGATGAAGCTGAAATAGTAGAAAAAGAAACTGTTGAAGAAGAACCGAACGTAAGACCGGTGGTTGATGAAAAACAACCAGAAGATAAGACTTACGAAAATGAAAGAGAAACTAAATTAGATCAGAAAGAAGATACAGAATTGAAAGAGTACTCCGAAGGTGTACAGAAAAGAATTGCAAAGTTAACTAAAAAATGGAGAGAAGCAGAGCGTCAAAAAGATGAAGCTCTTTCTTATGCACAAAGAATTTTAAGAGATAAAAAAAATTCTGATGCAGAACTTTCCAAATTAAAGCCAGACTTTGTAGCTGTAACTGAGGATAGTATAAAAACAGGTATGGAAGCAGCAAAAGCAAAACTAGCTGCAGCTCGAGAAGCTAACGATCTTGGAGCTGAAGCAGAGGCTTTAGCATCTATATCTGATTATGGATATAAAAAAGCTAAATTGGCTGAAACTAAATTAGCCCAAGAAGCTTTTGAAAAACAACAAACGGATAAAAAACCGGAAGTTAATTTAACTAGACAAACAGCCGCTAGAGGTACACCTGATCCAAAAGCTGAAGCATGGAGTGAGAAAAACACATGGTTTGGTAAGGATACAGCTATGACTTATACAGCGTTTGACTTACACAAAACGTTAACTGAGACAGAAGGTTATGATCCATCAAGTGACGAATATTATGCTGAGATTGACAAGAGAATAAGACTTGAATTCCCGCATAAATTTGCTAATAATAGCGATACGGCTAAAGAAACGACCAAGCCAGTACAGACAGTAGCTTCAGCGAAGCGAAGTACAAGATCTGGTCGCAAAACAGTGAGACTCACACCGTCTCAAGTTACAATCGCTAAAAAATTAGGTGTGCCACTTGAAGAATATGCGAAACAATTAAACATCACGAAGGAGGCATAAGCATATGAGCGAAGATAATAAAAGAGCATCCCGTGCGAGTCAGACTAGAGAAAAAGAATCTCAGAAGAAAAAAGTTTGGACTCCCCCGTCATCATTAGATGCACCCCCTGCGCCAACAGGTTTTAGACACAGATGGTTAAGAGCTGAATCTTTAGGATTCCAAGATACTAAAAATATTCAAGGAAGACTAAGATCTGGATACGAGTTAGTTAGATCTGACGAATATCCTGATGCAGATTATCCAGTTGTAGAAGATGGCAAGTACAAGGGAGTGATCGGTGTAGGCGGCCTAGTGCTGGCTAGGGTACCGGAAGAGATTGCGCAACAACGAACTGATTACTATACTAAACAGCATAGTGATAAAGTTGAAGCAATGGATAACGATCTTATGAAGGAACAGCACCCAAGCATGCCAATCGATATCGATAGGCAATCGCGTGTGACTTTTGGTGGCTCAAAGAAATCCTAATTAAGAATTCTTAAACCACTAGAGGATAAACTAAATGTTCATAAGGAGGACATAACATGGCAAACCAAGACGCAGCGTTCGGTCTAAGACCGATCGGAAAAGTCGGACAAAATGATGCCAATCAAGGTTTATCCGAGTACAGTGTATCTGCTAGTTCAGCAGCTATATATTTCCAAGACCCTGTGAGAGCAGCGTCTCAAGGAACTATAAGAGTTGCAGCAGCTGGTGAAACATTGATCGGTTCTTTGAACGGAATATTTTTTACCGACGCAAACACAAGTAAGCCTACGTTTGCAAACAATCTGAAAGCTTCTAACACAGCTACAGATATTGTTGCTTTCGTAGCAGATGACCCGTATGAAAGATTCGAGATTCAATCGGACAACACACTTGCTTCAGCGCAAACTGATGTGTTCATGAATTACGACATCTTGTACACAGCAGGTGATTCAGCTAACTACGTTTCAAAAGTAGAGCTAGATGACTCAACTGTAAGTACAACTTCAGGTCAACTAAAAGTAATGGGAGTATCGACTAACATTGACAATAACGATTTAACAACTTCAAACGTTAACTTCGTTGTTACAATTAACGAGCACTTCTACAAAGCGGCAGTAGCCGGAATCTAATAAGGAGATAACAACATGGCAATATCACGAGGACAATTAGTCAAGGAACTCGAGCCGGGTTTGAATGCCTTATTCGGTTTAGAGTATAAACGTTATGAGAATCAGCATGCTGAGATATATGTAACAGAAACTTCAGACAGAGCGTTTGAAGAGGAAGTTATGTTATCAGGTTTTGCAAATGCAGCAGTTAAACCAGAAGGATCTGCAGTAACTTTTGACACAGCTCAAGAGACTTACACAGCTAGATACACTATGGAAACAGTTGCGCTTGCATTCGCGATCACTGAAGAAGCGATCGAGGATAACTTGTATGACAGACTTGCTTCTAGATATACAAAAGCATTAGCTAGATCTATGGCGAACACAAAACAAGTTAAAGCAGTTGATCCATTGATCAATGGTTTCTCTGGAGGTAGCTTTACTTCTGGAGATGGTAGTAACTTATTCGTTACAAACCACCCAACGATCGCTGGAACAGTGTCTAACACTTTATCAACTCAAGCAGACTTAAACGAAACTTCATTAGAAGACTCGCTAATTCAAATTGCAGCGATGACTGATGAGAGAGGTTTAAAAATTGCAGCAAGAGGAGTGAAAATGATCGTTCCTTCTGAGCTACAGTTTACTGCAGAGAGATTGATGAAGTCTCAAGGTAGAACTTCAACAGCTGACAACGATATCAACGCAATCGTTTCTATGGGAATGGTTCCTCAAGGTTACAGAGTGAACAATTTCTTAACTGACACTGATGCGTTCTTCTTAATTACTGACGTACCAAATGGTATGAAGTATTTCGAAAGATCGCCTATCAGAACAGCAATGGAAGGTGATTTCGATACTGGTAACGTAAGATACAAAGCTAGAGAAAGATACAGATTTGGTGTATCTGACTACAGAGGTATCTTCGGAGTATCTGGAGCGTAATCGTAAATATTTTGAGGCGGGCTTTGGTCCGCCTCATCATTAAGAAAGAATAAATGGAAAAAGTAAAATACATTAGTAATGTTTTGCCTGAAAAATTAATTTTAGAAATTAAAAATTATGCGATGCATAACTCTAAAAAAGCAGTTTGGAATTCCAATCGTTTGTTATGGGCTGAACAAATTGTTAGAGATTCTGGTAACGTAGATATATTAAATTTAAAGCAATCTTATTTAGAAGAAAAAATATTATTTTATTTTAAAAAATATACAAAATTTAATTGTATAGGATTAAATTATAATAGGTGGTATCCTGGTAGTTTTATACCTTTTCACAATGATCAAATTTATAAATTAGCATCTACTCTATATCTAAATGAAGAATGGCATAGGGATTATGGCGGTTTGTTTTTATATGAACATAAGGATCAATTACAAGCAATTGTTCCAAAGTATAATAATGCAGTTATTAATTCCAATAAAGTGGTTCATGGCACCTCTATTGTTAGCCCTAAAGCTCCTATAAGAGAAACATTGCAATTATTTTTTAAATAACACAATATGAACACAATTGTAAAATAGAAGGCAAAAATGAAACAATTTCTAGTAAATATCTGGGCTTATGACCATCATGGCAGGTTTACTGTTATGTCAGAAGATAACTCAGCCTCACTAGAACAAGCTGTACTTGACAAACTAGGAGAAAAAAGTATAGT